GCTGGTAATATGTTACCAGTATTAGTTAATGCAATCAAAGAACTTAAAGCACAAAACGATAGTTTAAAATCTAGAATAGAAACATTGGAGAGTTAACCTATGCTAGGTATAACCGCAATATCACAATCGCCCATAGCATCATTAGGTGGGACTGATTCTACTGTATCCTTATCCGGTATACAGATTAATTCTAGTATAGGTCAACAGATATTACCTAACGTAGAGGTTACTCTTACAGGTCAACAATTAGGATTTACTATAGGTACTTACTCCGTACAAGCAGGAGGTAACGTAACTATTATTACAGGTGTCGATGATGCGGTAGATTTATCTATTGGTTCAGTCGTAACTTCAGCTAATGCTGTTGTTTCATTAACAGGAATGCAATTAGCAGCCAGCTTAGGTCAATCTACAATTATTCCAAATTCAATAATCTCGGTCACCGGCCAACAATTAGCTATTACTGCGGGTGCTATAGCTAGCATAACAGCAGATGCAACTGTAATCCCTACAGGTATAGAAATGACTGGAAGTATTGGGAATTTATTTGTAACCGCATGGGCTAAAATAGACCCTAACGTAACTAACACTTGGACTGAAGTAAACAAAAATGTTTCTAATACTTGGGTGGAAGTTGATAAAGCAGCTTAAAAAGAGTATAATACAGAATTATGGCATCAACATATTCAGCAGATCTTAAACTAGAGTTAATGGCCACGGGTGAAAACTCGGGTACTTGGGGAACTAAAACAAATGTTAATTTAGAGCTCGTTCAGCAAGCGATAGCTGGATACCAATCAATAGCTGTAGCCTCTTCTGATGTTGCTTTAGTAATGTCTAATGCTTCTATTTCTAATGCTAGAAATATGATTCTTAATTTTTCAGGAACGTTAGCGGCAAACAGAGTTGTAACTATTCCAAACTCAATAGAAAAATTTTATATATTAAAAGATGGCACTAATCACAATAGTGGTAAAACACTAACCTTTAAAACTGCTTCAGGATCTGGGTTTACTTTAGATCAAGGAAAAATTCATGCTGCTTATTCAGACGGCACTAATGTTTACGAAATAGCTCTTAACACTTTAGGCGGAACCATAGGAACATTACAACTTGATAATGATTTAATGATTCGGTGACAAATGCAAAAATTGCCGATGATGCAATTCAAACTGCTCAAATAGCAGATAACGCAGTCGTGAGTGCTTCTATATCAGCAGCCGTAGTAACTGCCGCAAAAATTGGAGACAACGCTGTGACCGCTGCAAAATTACAAAGAAAATTTACAATAAGTACAGCCAGTCCTTCAGGGGGTGCCGATGGGGACATTTGGTTTAAATATTCATAGGAGTTTAAATGGCTAATACCTATGGCAGAGTTTCAGGAACATTTGAAGAAATAGATAATGCATACGGAAAAGTTTCGGGTGTTTGGAAAGAAGCAGATGAAATTTATGGAAAAGTTTCGGGTGTTTGGAAATTAGTATTTAGCGCATTTGAAGCTACAGGTTTTGCAACAATATCTTCTGGATCAGGAACTTTTACAGTACCCGCTAATGCTAACGTACTTCATATTCAAGCTGGAGTAGGAGGAGGTGGCGGTGCTGCTGGTGGTGTAAGTTATGATAAAGCTGGTGGAGAATCAGCTGGAGCTGGTGGAGGATCTTCTGGTTATTTATCTGATGTTCTTTATTCTGTGGCTGCTGGTGAAACTATTACTTTTTCGACAGGTAGTGGAGGTGCTGCTGGAAATCAAACTTCAAACTTTGGCCAACCTCGTGTGGGGGCTGCTGGAACTAATACAGTTTTATCTGCTTCAAGCTCTGGAGCTTTAGTAACATTAGGAGGAGGAGGTGGATCATCAGGAACGAATGGTGGAGTACAAGGTCCTTTAAGAACTAATACAGCTGGTGCAGCAGGATCATTTAGTTCATCAGGTACTAGAGTTACTTCGGGAAATTTTAGAGATAGTGATGGAACCACTAAAGCAGTAGGGACTCTTACATCGGGTCCAGCAGGATCATTTAATTCATCTGGAGTGGGTGCTGTTGGAGGTTTAAGTGGATCAGGAAACTGTAGCGGAGATAACTGTCAAATTGGTGGCTTTGCAGGTGGAGCTTCTTTTAATGGTCAAATTGCTGGAGGAGCAGGTTCTCCTCAAGGACAAAACGTACGTGGAGCAGCAGGTACTCGTGGATCAGGCGGAGGTGGAGGTGGTGCTCAATATGGATCTATAGCAGATCAAGGTGGAGCAGGCGGAGCTGGTGAAATTAAGTATAGATTTTTACGTGTATCTTAGTATAATGTCTTATGGCAAATGTATCAAAATGGTTTGGACACCCCATATACATAACTAAGCTAGAAAATTTTAAACAAATTAACAAAAAAATTGTACCTATAATATTAAAAGATATTACTCCAACCAATTCTCAATACTCACGGACCACGGATATAAAACCAAATAAACTACAAAGTATTGATGATAATTTACATGAGGATGAAAGATTTAAAGAATTATATGTTGAGTTATCAAAAGTAATACAAGGTTGTTTGTCCGCACAAAAATACGATTTAAATTTATTTGAAATTTATATTACAAAATCTTGGGCTACTTTATCTGTTAAAGAACAGTTCATATCTTATCATAGACATATGAGTAGTCATTTTAGTTTTGTATATTATCCACAAGCCCATGAGCAAGGTAATCTTTTTTTACTTGATGATGATGCCCATAAGGTAGGGTTGAATATACCTAAAAGAGATCCTTACTTCACAGAGTGGGATCAAAGCAATTATGGTAAAGCTGAATATCCAGCGGAGACTGGAAACGTAATTATATTCCCTTCAATGATGTTTCACGAAACAGGGAAAAATACTAAAGAAAAACCTAGACTATCTATATCAGGTGATATTATGCTTACTATGAAAGCAGGTGTAAAGTCTGAACATAATATACCTTCCCCTGCGACTTGGATGAAGCTTTAAAATGATGTAAAATGGCTGCATGGCTTTAACAAATGTAAAAATAGTACCAGGATTTAATAAAGCAGATACCCCATCAGGAGCAGAAGGACAATGGATAGATGGCGATTTCGTTAGGTTTAGATACGGTCAACCTGAAAAAATTGGTGGCTTCCAGGCTATTGGGGCTGAAACTATATCAGGGCCAACAAGGGCACAACACACATGGACAGATTTAGATGGCAGAAGATATGCTGCTCTAGGTACATCAAAAGCTTTATATATTTATTACGAAGACAAATTTTATGATATCACTCCTTTAGGAACTGCTATAACAGGAGCTACTTTTTCTTCTAGTCAAAACTCTAATATAGTTACCATTACTAAAAATAGTCATAGTCTAGATGTTGGAGAATATATTACTTTTACTTCAGTATCTTTACCAGGTGGTGGAGCAACAAGTTTTACTGTTGCAGACTTTCAAAATTTTACCTATGAGATATTAACGGTACCGAACGTAAATACGTTTACTGTTAAAATGAAATCAAATGAAACAGGTTCTGGTATGAGTACTGTAGGTGGTGCTACAATAAACCCTTATGAAGAAATTGGTCCTACTATTCAAACATACGGATATGGTTGGGGTACAAGTACTTGGAGTAGATTAACTTGGGGCTCAGGTTCTACCACTTCTTCTGTTGTGTTAGATCCAGGTACCTGGTCTTTAGATAATTTTGGTGCACAATTAATTGCAACTGTTAAAGATGGTAAAACATTTGTTTGGAATCCTGCTGTGTCTAATCCACTTGATCAAAGAGCAGCTATAATGGTAAATGCTCCAACAGCTTCAAGATTAACTATAACCTCAGACAGAGATAGACACGTTGTTCATTTTGGGACTGAGACAACTATTGGTAATACAGCAACACAAGACCCTATGTTTATAAGATTTAGTGATCAAGAAAATTACAGTATCTATCAACCTACTTCAATTAACACAGCCGGAACTTTTAGACTGGATACTGGAAACAAAATTGTAGCGGCAGTTTCAGGTAAGGATTATAATTTAATTTTAACCGATCAAGCTGCTTATCAAATGCAATTCGTAGGTCCTCCTTTTACTTTTTCTATAAGACAAGTGGGTTCTAACTGTGGGTGTATAGGTCAACACGCTGTTGTTTATGCAGATGGTAAAGTTTTTTGGATGGGTGCTGGTGGAGGATTTTTTGTATTTGATGGTACGGTAAAATTACTGCCATCTCTTGTTGAAGATTTTGTATTCACGACTACCGGCTCAAACGTAGGGGTTAATTATTCATCTAATGAAATTATATATGCATCTCATAATTCTTTGTTTAATGAAATAATTTGGTTCTATCCAGCAGGTACACCAGTAGGTAATCCATCCGTTCAAAACAATAGGGCTGTTGTATATAACTATGTAGAAAATAGTTGGTCAACCATGTCTTTAGCTAGAAGTTCTTATGCAGATGCTAGTACCTATGACGTACCTTATGCAACAGAATATACTTCAACAAATACACCAACAATAGCTAACTTAAGTGGTGCTACAAATACTTTTGGTTCTTCTTTATATTTTGCTCATGAGATAGGTAATAATATAGTATCCTTAAGTGGAGTTGTTTCTGCTATACCTGCATTTATTCAATCTGGAGATTTTGATTTACCTACAGGAGGAGATGGCGAATATTTATTAAGGATAAGTAGATTCTTACCTGATTTTAAAAACTTACAAGGAAATGCAGTTGTTACAATATTTGTAAAAAATTATCCTGTAGATGCTGGAGCAAGTTCTCAGCTTGGTCCTTTTACCATAAATTCTACTACAGAAAAAATAGATACTAGAGCTAGAGGAAGACTTGCTAATATTAAAATACAAAACACAGCTATTAATGAAACATGGAGATTTGGTACATTTAGAGCAGACGTAAATCCAGATGGAAGAAGATAATGGCTAAAATAAACGTTTACATACCAGAGCCACAACCTGAATATACACCTGAAAATTTTAGACAAATTAACCAAGCGTTGACAACTATTGAAAATCAATTAAATACATCTTATCAAAAAGACTTGAAAAATGAACAAGATACGTTTACATACTTTATGCAATGACAATTAGATATAAAAGCGAAGCATTTGATTTAACGAATACTAATATAACTAATATTCTTACATGCCCATCAGATGCAACTATTATTGTAAAGTCAATACAAGCAAGTCATAAAGCTGCTTCTAATGTAAACGTAGATGCATACATACAAAAATCTGGTGGCTCAAATGTAGAGATTAGTCACGTGCAATTAAATAAAAACTTTGCTAACATGGTCACCGCTAGTTTAAATATGGAAGCTAACGACATTCTTAAAATACAAGCAGCTTCTGCAAACACTATTACTGGAGTTGTTAGTTATGCTCTAATAGATAGATCACAGGAAAATGGCTAAACAAAAATTCACTCATTTTGTCCCTAGAGATAAGCCAAGAAAACGGCCTAGAAGGCATTGTAAAAATTTAAATAAAAAAAAGAAGTTGCAACATAACAAAAAATATCATAGACAAGGACGTAGACAAAAATAAGTGATATGATAAAAATACCAGCAGAAGCTAAAGAAATTATTAAACACAAAAAAACTGGTAAAGTATATGCTAGTAAAATTCATTTTGATAACGATGTTGCTGATCCCACTACTGATACTACTGTGGATGATTTTAGGCAAGACCTTGAAATAACAGTAACTAAAGTTACTATAGGATCGGAAACCAAAAAATAATGGAACCCCGAGGAGCCACTGAATTACAAATGGAGCTTCTCCATAAACATGTATCTAAAGATATATTAGATCAGGTTCAAATATGTACTTCTATTCCAGGTAAAGTTCCAATTGATCCAAACAAAGTAAATATACTTTGGCAAAAAAATTCTTACAATCAGCCAAACTTACAAGAATTTTTTAATAATAAATCAAGGCATAAGGAATATGATTGGTATGTATTTAATAGTCATTGGAACTATGAAAAATTTAGATACTTTTTTGATATCCCTTCGGATAGATCTATTGTAATTAAAAATGGTATTAACAATTTTCCAAAAAGAAAAGTTTATAAAAAAGGTAATCCAATAAAATTAATACACCAGTGTACGCCTTGGAGAGGTTTAAATGTTTTACTTCGTGCAATGCAAGAAATACAAAACCCTAATATAACCTTAGACGTATATAGCTGTAGTCAAGTCTATGGAGATGAGTTTAAAAATTCACATGAAGAATTATTTAAACCTTTATATGAACAAGCTAAAAAATTACCAAACGTAAATTATATTGGCTATAAACCAAATGAATATATTCTAAAACATATTAAAGATTATGATATGTTTGTTTATCCAAGTACATTTGAAGAAACTTTTTGTGCATCGGCTCTTGAAGCCTTAGCGGCAGGGGTGCATGTAGTTACAAATAATTTTGGCGCACTGTATGAAACCTGTGCTGAATGGCCTGTATATGTTAACTATACAGATGACTATGAATCAATGGCTATTGGTACGGCGGAAGCTATTAAAGTTGCCTCTAGTTATTTGCATAAAGACTATATCCAAAACCACTTAGACGAACAACAAAAGTTCTACAAAAGATTTTATAGCTGGGACAAAAAAGGAGAAGAGTGGACTAACTTTTTAAAAGGAGCGATCAGTGAGCGAAAGTAAAAAATTTATAAACGAAGATACATATCAAACACTACAAGATTTAAAGGTTAGACCAGAGCCTCACGATAAATCCATTTTACCTTTATGGAAAAAAGATAAAGCTCCATCTGATATAGCTCCCTACTCTATATTCTTAGCAACTCCTGTGCACAGTGAATGCTCTATTCATTATACTCAAGCTTTATTAGAATTACAAAAACTAGCTGTTGAGAGAAAAACGAAAATTACATTTCAACTAATGAAGTCTTCTTTAATTACTCAAGGTAGAAATTTATGTGTTGCAGGATTTTTAGAATCAAATTATTCCCATATGTTGTTTATTGATTCTGACATATATTTTCATGCTGAGTCTATATTTAAAATGATAGAGAAAGATAAAGAAATTATATCTATACCCTATCCTTTAAAAACTATAATGTGGGACAAGGCAATGGATCAAATTCAAGAAGGTAACATTAAAAAAATTTCTGATTTAAAGAAAGCATTTAATACATACCCTATAAAAGTAAAAGATGGCAAAGACATTAAAATAGATAAGGGTGTTATGGAAGTAACCCACAGCCCTACAGGATGTATGTTAATTAAAAGATCTGTATTTGAAAAACTTATTAAACATTACCCCGAAAAATCTATTGTACAAAAAACTGTTATAAACGGAGAATACGTAGATAAGCCTCACATGTGGAATTTTTTTGATTGTATTCATGACCCAGAAACTAAAACATATTTAGGAGAAGACTTCTCTTTCTGTAAGCTTTGGAAAGACATAGGTGGTATATGTCATGCGTATATTACAGATAATATAGTACACGTTGGTGAGCATCAGTATGAAGGACGTTTTGCTGATGAGTTGAAACTTACTGAGTAAAATGCTAGTATTATCCATAATTAATTAATTAGATTATGGATCCATTTACAATAGCACTAGCCACATTTGGTGTACAAAAACTCAGAGGTAAATCAACTAAGAAGGCCCTAGCAAGTGCAGCTCTAGTTGGTGGGGGTTCATATGCATTTGGACAAATGGCGGCTGCAGGAAGTATTCCAGGTGTTACAGCAGGGCAAGGTTTAGGTAACATTGGAACAGGTTCAGCATTCAGTGGTATCAAAGGATTACTAGGACAAAAAGCTATAGGAGAAAAGGCAGCTGTAGAAGCGTTAAAGAAAAAAGGAATTGAAAACGCAACAAAACAACAAATAGCTGCGGCTATGCAAGAAGGAAAAGGTTTTATGGGTATGGGTACAGGTGGTAAATTAATAACTGCCTCAACACTACTTCCTTTTTTAGAGGGCGAAGAGAAACCAGAGAAACCAATGTTCTCACAAGAAGATTATAAAAAAGCATACGATGAACAGCTTGGTAAATTAGATGGTGCGTTTGTGCCTGCAACTAATACACAACCTACAATGGATGAAACAATTAGATCAGATATGTTCTATGCAAATCAAGGTGGGTTAGCGACAGCCCTGCCAAAATTTAATAAAGGCGGTGTAAATTATTTACCCTCTAAATCAGATCATAATGAAAATGATTATAATAATTATGTAAGAGCTGAAGGCTATGTTGAAGACGGTGCTGGTAATGGTGATAAAGATGAAGATACTATGTTAGCTCAATTAGCTGATGGAGAATTTGTTTCACGAGCGGACGCTGTACTTGGTGCCGGTATTTTATCTGGTGGTGATCCTAAAAGTTTTAAGAGCATGAGAAAAGCAGGGGCTAGTTATTTTTATGACCAACAAAAAAAATTAAAAAGAATTTACGATTTAGTTAATGACAACAAAACTAGTACAGTTCAATAAAGAAGAGGTAGATAAAGTATGGCCTCTAGCAAAAGAATTAATACACAAAGCTTGCATAAGAGCGGGAGGATTTATTAGTGGAGAACATGTTAAAGAATATTGTAAAAAAGGTACTATGCAACTTTGGTTGGCTATTACAGAAGACAACGAAGTTTTATGCGTTGGTGTTACTGAAATTAGAAAGTACCCTAATTACAGTGTTTGTGATGCTAAAATCGTTACTGGTAAACGGTACAAAGAATGGTTTGATCAAATTGATAAAGTTGCTGAATGGGCTAAAAAACAAGGTTGTAAAAAAATGGAAATCTTTTCAAGGCCTGGTTATGTCTCTTTATTTAAACAAAAAGGTTATGTGGCAACACATGTTCAAGTAGAGAAAGAATTATGATAGATACAAATAAATTAAACATAAAACAAAAAATAGAATTATTTAAAAAACTAGGTAAAGAGATATCTAGTAAAGGTGTTAATGGGGATACAGAGTTAGCTCATATAAATAAATTTGAAAAAAAATTACTTATTCAACACGGCGGGTCCGGTACAATTAATTTACAAACAGGCCTAACACAATACTTCGGTGGCGGTGGCGGTGGTGGTGGTTCTGGGACCCAAACAAATATACAAAGAGAAGCTCCAGAAGTTGAGGCTAGAAAACTTGCTTTATATGACCAAGCTTCAAACTTAGCTCAGAATCCAGTTAATATACCGGGTATTCAAGTTGCTGGTCTTAGTCCATTAGAACAAGCTGGTATTACTCAAGCAGGACAAACAGGCGTTGGTGCAGGTACTGTTACTGGAGGTATTGGTTCAATACAAACAGGGATGCAAGATCCAAATATAGGTAAATTTTTAAATCCTTATCAATCATATGTAACAAACGAAATTGGTAGACAAGGACAAATGATGCAAAACCAAATGGGTGCTAGTGCTATTCAATCTGGTGCGTTTGGTGGCGGAAGAGAAGGAGTTCAACAAGCAGAGCTTCAAGGAAGAACACTTTCAGCAATGGGCCAAGCTCAAGCATCAGGATTTAATACAGCTCTACAAGCTTCACAGGCACAAAGACAACAACAGTTAATGGGTGGACAAATGTTAGGTCAATTAGGTGCACAGCAACAAGCTATGTCACTAGCAGATATAAATGCACAAATGCAAGCAGGTGCAGTACAGAGAGGTGTTGGTCAACAGGGCTTAGATGCACAAAGACAAACAGAATTACAAAGAGCTTATGAGCCTTACCAAAGAGTAGAGTTTATGAAAGGTATCATGACTAACTTACCTACAACACAAAGTAGTATTACACAGACCACGTCTCCCGGATCTAATTCAATAGCACAAGCAGCAGGAGCAGGTTTAGGTGCATATTCAGCCTACAATATGATGCAGCCAAGAAGAGGGTACTAATGGATAAAATATTAACTAGAAAAATGTTTAAGGCTAGATACTTTAAATCTTTAAAGCCTACTATACAACATTTTCAAAAAGGTGGTCTAGGATCATTAAGTAATCAAGAGAAAGCTATTTATGCAGCAACTTTAGCAGGGCCCTTACTTCAAGCAAAAGGTTCTGGTGTAGGTAACGCTCTAAGTGCTTTAGGAGAAGGGGTATCAAAATTACCTGCAACTATAATTGCTTTAGAAAAAAATAAAG